TATTCCCTCCGCTAAAGACATTAACCACGAAATCGCTCTCGCTTGGGCTTCACTCACACCACTTGAAAAATATCATTGGGGCGTTATGGGCGTTATGGGCGTTTGACCTTGGCTTTGGCTTTGGCTGTTATGTATTAAATATATAAAAAAATTATATAATAATATTTTTTTATATATTTAATATAGTTATATTATGGACACTAATGAGTGTGTAATATGTTTAAATAACATTTTAAAAAATGAAGAATTCACATTAACTTGTTGTAAAAATGATGTTCATATTTACTGCCTTAATAGTTGGGTTAAAAAAAATATTACAAACAAAAATATAGGAAAATGTTTTATATGTAGTCAAGAAAATAGTATGCTAGAAACACTAGTAGCATATAATATGTATGGAGACAACAATAATGCTATAATTGTTGATAATAGTAATGAAATATTAATTAATAATGATTATAGTAATAGTATTATTAATCGTAATAATAATATTAATTATAACAACAACGACAATGACATAATTCTAGTCAATGATACAAATATGCTCGACATATCATATGCTATAGACAAACGAATGTATTATTTAATTATTTCAATAAAATTATTTTTTTTAATTTTTTTTTCATCATTACTTATACTGGTGTTGTATATTATTACTTAATAATACTTAACATATTTACTGCCTGCTATTTTTATGATGCGATTTTCCATTATTAGGAGTATTATAAGACTTTATAACTAGCGTCTCCGAATTTTTAGACAAATCGCGGTTTTTATGACGTGTTTCACACATTAAATCGTTTTGTAAAACTCCCTTAATGTTCATTGCTTGATATTCGTGATTACCCGAGTCCATTTTTTGAACACCGAACTCGACATACTCTCCTTGAACTAAGTATTTATAAATTTCATCCTTCACATTTAGTGATGAATGGTGAGCAAAAATATCTTTACCTTTAAAATCACTTGAATCAATAAATGTAATAAAACCATAACCCGATTTGTTATTGAACCATTTTACTTTTCCTACGTATTGGTTGGTGGCAGTATCAGCCATAGACATTTTATATATTAATAATATATAAAACCTTTATATTATTTTATTATATAATTATGTTTTGTGTAATTTGTAAAAAATACAAATATCCTATTTTTTTATTATGTAAAAATTTTTATTGTGGCAATCATGCTAAAATACACTATGGTTCACAAATTGTAATAATTCAAAAAATATATAGAGGTCATAAGGTAAGACGAATTTTAAACAATATTTATTTTAAATTGCCGAGAGATTTACAAGCACATATATTAAGCTTCAATACTATAAAAACCAATATGTCTAATAAAAAGGATTATTTAATAATAGCAAATATTATTGCTTCGGCAACACATAAAATTAATGATTTTCATAATCTCTCGAATAATAAAATAACATTACAAGAAATAAATGAGATGCTTGTAATTCTTATTAAATATAAGAATTATATTAGTTACAAATGGTTTAATTATTATAAATATTATTTTAATAATATTTATTCTATTATATTAGTATTATGTGAAGTACAAGATTTACCATATACTTTTGCTCATTTATTATCAATTATAAATAATGATATTTACGAATCATTAGATTTATTAGTTAATTTGTCAAACAATGATTTTAAAAAAAGAGCAAAAGAAATAATGTATAATATAACATTATTTTTAAAATAAGGATATTATATTAAATGATATTATATTAAATGATATTATATTAGTAATTTAGAAAGTAGTTCTACAATGTAATCATATTTGGGTTCTTGATTATATTTTAATCTTCTAATATAATTAAACAACCTATTTAATAAAGCATAATCTATATTTTGTATATTTGATGTATTTTGCATCAAATATGTAATAGCTTTTATGTCTTTTTTTTTAAAGGTATTAAGACTATCATAGCATTTATAATTTTCATTATTCAATAATAAATATAATAAGTTATAAAATAATGATTCAATATCATCTCGTCTTGAAGGTTCTATTAAATTTATTACATTTAAACTTGAAAAATTGATTGAACCAATTAGTCCTTTTATTTTTGTTTCGCTATTATGAACATTAGCATGTTTATATATTTTAGCTATGCCAAAATCAATTATATATAATTTGTTATTGGAATCTAAACATATATTTGTTGGTTTTAAATCTCTATGAAGTATATTGTTATCATGAATTGTTTTAATTATTATTATTAAAGACTTTATAATAATAATACATCTCTCAAAATAATTTGTGTGATCATAATTACGTAATTTATAATCTACTAAAGTCATATTATATAAATCTAATACCATATACATATTATTATTATATTCAAATATATCATATATATTTGATATATTACTACATGATTTTAGTTGTTTATATATTAATAATTCATATTTGATTAACTCTTTTACTCCATATTTTAAAGCATAAAATTTGCCACCAAATTCTGCTTTTAACACTTCTCCAAATTCACCATTAGATATTTTAGATATTACTTCATATTTATTTATTAACATATATGCTGTACTAATATAATATTAGTATTATATATTTATATATAATTTATTTTTAATTTGTATTTGCTGTTTCACTTATATTTGTATTACTATTAGTACTTTTGCTTTCACCATTTTCATTATTTTTATCACTTTTACTATTTTCATCACTTTCACCATTTTCACCATTTTTATCACTTTCACCATTTTTATCACTTTCATTATTTTTAGTATATAGTTCTTTTATTATATTTAGTTTCAAATTATTTTCTTGTAATAGTTGTATAAATAAATCTGGCACTATTGCTATACTACTTGTATAGGTTCTATAACTATTAAAAAAAACTATTGAATTTTCTTCAAGAAATTTTATACTATAAAACCAATAAGGTGGTATTATTAGAACCTGACTAGTATTTAATAATACTCTTAAAAATTTTACTTTATGATAGTCATTTTTATAAGTACTTTGAACATTGTTAATATCAATTGCTGAATAAAAATCCAATAACTCATAATTTTTTTGAACATGTAAATTTTTATAATATTTAGGCGGACACATTGTTACTTCTATTTTTCCACTTGATAAATATAATATATTTCGCGAATTAATACTATATTTTAATTGAGTAATGTTATTTTTTTTTCCCATTATAATATCATAATTTTTACTACATACATTATATGGTCTAAAAAAAGTATCATTTGAAGATAATAATTTTTCTAGTGTTGTTTCTTCCAAAAAATCTTTATTATTATAAGTTATATAATTATTTGAAGTATCATTATTTATTATAGAATCAAAATCTTCCATTTTTGTTTTTAAAAACAATCCATTTTGTTTATTATATAAATTTAGGTCAAAAGTTGGATAATTATTAATTAAATAAGTAATATCAATATTATTTATTAGCGAACTATTATTTAATAATAATGGTTGTTTAAAATTAATTATATCTTCAAATTTGTCTTTAGAGAGATTTTCTATTTCATATACTTCTAAGTAATTGCTTGTTTTAATGTGATTATATACGTGAATATATATAAATAATACAATACAAAAAATCATAAAATTAATTACTAACTCCATTAATAATTAATAGTTAAACACATATTATTTATTTTATTTAAACATAAATAAAATAAATAATACTCTTATACATATTAGTATATATAAAATATATACTAAATTATGCCTTAACATGCTTCAACATTAGTTTCTAAAATAGTTTCACTATTTGCTAATGAAATATTTCTGATTTCATCTAATAGTTCTTGTTTTAATGATGTGCTATTTAAATTAATTTCTTCCATAGCATTTAATTCTAATATTTCTTGTAATTGATTTTCATCCATAACTAACTCATGTGTGTCAACAATGATTTTATCATTGTGTGAAACTATTTCCTCATCATCTAAAGCAATTTCTTCATTTGTTACGTTAATATGTAATTTTTTACTATTATCATTTGTTTCTTCATAATTGTCATCTTCATTCTCATTCTCATCTTCATCTTCATCATAATTTGAATCAATATTTATTTTATTTGCTCCACCAAATAATTTAGTTTTCATAAAAGATTGTAAAAACATTTGTGCTGGATCACATTGAACTTCATTACAGCACATATTATTCATAGAACTAACTTTTTCAATTGTTTGCGTAATTTTTTCAGCATTTGATTTAATATCATCTTTCATATTAATTAACGAAGTACATGTTTCCAAAGCTAATGTTTGATTTTTAATGACCAATAATTTTAATTCATTTACTTCTTTAGTTAGTAATTCTAATTTTTCAACATTCATAGTTGGTTCGCTAATAGCGGACATATGTGTTTCTTTAACATTTAATAGTTCTATCATTTTAGTAGTATTTTCTTTAAAAGTATTAAAATTATCTTGAATTTTATTTTTAAATTCATCAAATTTAACATTTTGAATAGTTAAATTGGTTTGAATAGTAGTTTCAAGCATTTGTAATTTTGTTTCAAAAGAATTAGAATTTTGATCGGGTGCTTTTACTTTATCTAAAGTATTAGAAAAAGTCTCTAGTTTTGACTGAATTAAATTATTTATTTTTTCCTCTACAACATTTGTTATATATTCTTCACTATTTAATTCAACTAATAATGCCTCTAAATCTTTCAATTTAGTATCATGAAGTTGTAATATTTGTAAGGGCGTTAAAGATTGTGGAGGTGGCAACGCCTGTTTAACAGAATTTGGTGATTCTTGCTGTTGTGTTCTGTTTGAAACAATTTGAGATGATGATGGTGGTTCATTTGTTGTTCGTCTTCTTCGTGCTGATGCTAAAGCGGCGGTTGACATATTTACAATACTATATTATCTTTTTTTTAAACCATAATATTATTAATATAAATAATATAAATAATTTTTTAATATTTATTTATTATTGTTTATTATTGCTTATTATTGTTTAAGGAACCATAACATATTTTATAGGTTCGTGATGTTTATAATTATATATAATAAAATCTTCTTCACAATAGTCTTCAATATTTTCTCTTTTATTAATAATTTCTAAAGTGGGAAATTCGTATGGTTCTCGTGTTAATTGTAATTTTATATTATCAATATGTTCCTTATAAATATGGCAATTGCCTTTATAATAAAGAAACTCATATGGTTCTAAGTCGCAGTGTTTTGCTAATAAATGTGTTAGAAAGCAATATGATGCTATATTAAAACAAGTACCACATGCTTCATCATTTGAACGTTGATACATTGAGCAACTTAATTTTGTATTATTTGTCACGTTAAACTGCATCATAATATGACATGGCGGAAGTGCCATAATATCTAATTGACAAGGGTTCCAAGCTGTAATAACCATTCGTCTAGAATTTCTTTGCTTAGGATCTTTTAAACATTCAATGACCTGCTTTAATTGATCAATACCTTTATTGGTGTAATTAGTATTACAATTAATATATTTAGCATTATAATGACGCCATTGGAAACCATATATTGGACCTAAATCATCTTCGCTATTGTTATATAATCCGCGCTCATCTAAGAAATTACGTGAACCATTTTCATCCCATATATGAACATTTTTTTCTTTTAAGTGTTTGTTGTTTGTATCTCCTTTAATAAACCATAATAATTCACGTAAGCAAGTTTTCCAAGCAACTTTTTTGGTAGTAATTAGAGGAATTTTATTATTTTCAAGTGAAAAATGCATTGCCGAACCATAAATAGACAATGTATTTCCATTTCTTCCAACAAACTCAGAATTAGTAGTTAATATATCTTCTAGTAAATTTAAATATTGATTTTCTTCATGATACTTATTATTTCTATATTTTATTGATTCGCAAGATTTCTTTAACATTTTAATAAATATTAACAATAAATTTTTAATATTTATTAAAATATATTTTATTCAATAAAATATTGTTTATTCAATAAAATATTGTTTATCTAGATTAATAAAAATAATTCTTTTATTTAGGTAAAATAATTTATTATAATATTTTTTTTAATTTATATATATAATAGTATTTATGACCATAGAAGAATCTTTTGAGAATAGTCTTGGAGGAAGTACTAAATTAAGTCCTTCTGGATTTTTCAATTATGTTTTTAATTTTGATAGCGACAATAAGGCAATATTATTGAATATGTTTCAATATATTATACTTGCTTTAATACCTGTTATAGTATTATTAAAAATGATAAAAGAATATATACCCGAAGATGATGATAGAAAAGAAAGTATAGAATTAATAATAGAAATAATAATTCAATTAGGTGTATTATTTATTGCTATGTATTTAATTGATAAAATTATTAGATATTTTCCAACATATAGCAAAGTTCCCTATTCTAAATTTAATGAAATAAGTTTTATTATTCCTACTTTAGTGTTAATAATGACCATGCAAACAAAATTAGGTTCAAAAATAAATATTTTATATGATAGAATATTGGAAATATGGAATGGAAAAACTCAAGCAAAAGGAGGAAATAATCAAGGAAATATTAGAGTAAGTCAACCAGGAATTCATCAAGCAAGTAGAGCAGATAGTCTTGATAATACTATTATAGCACCACGTGTCAATCAATTACCACCACAAAATAATATTTCATTAATTGATTCTTTACCTAATATGATAAATAGTGGAGGAGGTGGGGGTGGAGGTGGAAACAATTTCCAAAATCAGGCAATGCAAAATGCTTTTATGGATTCAATGGAACCAATGGCTGCTAATGGAGCATTGGGAGGTGCTTTTGGTTCTTCTTTTTAAATATAATATTTTTTATAAGTTTTAAAAATATTATATTTTTTATAAGTTTTAAATATTATGTTGAAGTTTAAGGAGCAGGAGCACTAGCAGGAGCACTAGCAGGAGCAGGAGCAGGAGCACTAGCAGGAGCAGGAGCACTAGCAGGAGCAGGAGCAGAGTCTATAGTTTTATTATTAATACTACCAAACATTTGTTTTAAATCAAATTTTTCACCACTATTTTCTAGCGTTGCTAATACTTTATTTGAAATTTCTTGTATCTTTTGTTCATTTACTTTTCCATTTGTTGCTTGTGAAACTATTTTTGTTATAGACTTTAAATCTACGTGGCCAGATATTGCTACAGCAGCCGGAATATAAAATTTAGGACCCATAGTAAGAAATTGGATAATTACAGGACTATAAACAATATTAATAAACAACAATGCTATAGTAATTATAACTAATACTATAAATATTATTATATTAATAATTAATGTAATCATTCTTTCCATATCTGTTTTTGAATTTTTATTTGGTTCATCACTACATTCAGTTTCTGCTTTTTGCCAATTAGAAAATGAAACAATAATATAAGAAATAAAATCTTCAAACAATCTTAAAAGTAATTGTATTATATAATAGGATAACGATATAATAAATGTTCCTCTTATTATTGGCCAGTCATTCATAATATTAAAATATTTTCCAAATCTTTTACGAACTCCCGAAGGCATTTTATCAGTCATATTTTCAGTATTAAGAGATTTTGAACTAGAACCCGGTATTGAAGTAAAAATATCTGTAAACAATTTAATAATAAAGTATATTATTGCATAAATAGATGATATAATTAAAAGTATATGCATAAAAAAATCTACTAAATTTCCCCACCATGGAATATTAAAAACTTCATTGCTAGCAGTACAATGCAATTCATAACCAGCCTTAGCTATACCACCATATATAGCAGACATTAAAGTACAAACTATTACTATTATAGTTACACATAATACTTGCACAATAATAAATGGTATAGTATTATTTTTAACCAAGTTATTTATAAAACTAAATATATTACCAACACCGTTTGTAATAGATTTTGGTAAATTGGGAATGGGCATTTTAAATCCAGGCATTTTAAATCCAGGCATCTTAAGTCCTCCTCCGCCATCTTGAATTACATTTGGTTCTTTCGGTGGAACTTCATTTTTACTTTCATGATTATTTGGAATAACTAGTGGACAATATGTAAGATGAAATATTATTAACATACAAATAAAAGTTGTTATTAAATGAACAGAACTATAAACATTGCGAGCAACATTTTTAAATTTAATACCCATACCAAACATTATTGCGCCAGTAATTCCCAATATTATAAATATTATTGTTATGACGCTATTTATAAGAGGTAAATACGGATAAATAAAGTTCATGCCTTTATTTATGATACAAATAAAATTAAGTAGTGGTCGTAATAAATTTAAAAACATTATAAACTAATATAAACATATATAATTATTTTTGTCAATTAATCTCAATTAATATCATTTAATCCCAAGTAATATTTTCTAATTGTTTTAAATTGTCTTTCAAATTATTACAAGCACATATTTTTTTTATAATTTTATCATCTATCGTCTTTAAACTAACAGAACAAGTTTTCAATAAATAAGCAAAATAGTCTTGTTTAGCATCATTTTCTTTAAAGTCCGGATTTTCAGCAATCCAATCTTGAATTAATTTAAAATGTGCTTTATTTAAATTATGTAAAGCCCCTTTTATTTTCGTTTTATCACTATCTTTTTCCCATAAATCATTATCTTTTATATATAATGTTTCACGTTTAGGATCGGTACAATGTAATGGTCTTTCAAATAGCGACATTTTATTAATGGTTTGAATAATAGCATTGCTTAATCCTATTTCCAATCCTTTGTTTTTTGTTAAATCTAAATCTTCCAATGTTAGTTTTATTTGCTTTATAAAATCATTCATATTTATCGCATTTTTACATTGCTCATTTAGAAAAACATTAATATTGAAATTTTGCTTTATATGTGCCGTATTATTTGTTATATTACCTATTTTAGGTACTATTTCAACTAATTGTCTATGTTGTTCTCCTAATTGTTTTTGTTGTTCCAATAATTGTTGCTGTTGTATTAATAATAAATTTTTTATATCATTGTTTTCGGATATTAACTTCATTATCATATTTTGGTCAACATTATTTTGTAAAATAACTTGATTATTTGGCTCATCCTTTTTATTGCTTATAACTTCATTAGTACATTTTTTTTTATGATTATATAAACTCTGATTATGTTTGTATTTTTTTCCACATTCGCAAGCAAAAATTTTATTTATTATTTGCTCGCCATTTATAAGTATTTCGTTATTTTTATGTTTTTGCGTTTGTAAATGTCTAGTATAATCGCCCTTTTTACACGTATTATAATCACATAAATTACATTCATAAAAAATGGAGTTTTTTGCGTTTTTTTTATAAGTCATTTATAAGTATAATATACTTATAAAAAAAACTCTTAAATCATTTTTTAAAAATTTCACGCCAAATATAAGTATTTTTGAAATCGAGCAAAAAAAAATATATATAAAATTATTATACGAATACATATATCATAACAAATAAATAATATTTAAAAAATTGTCGCGAAATTTCGCAAAATTTATAAGTATTTTATAAGTATTTTATACTTATAAAAAAAGCGTAAAAATTTTAAAATTCTTGAAAAAAATTTATGGTTTGGTAAATTTTTAAACCTTTTAAAATGTTTCATTACTTTAATGCTGACAAATTCATTTTTACACATAAAAATTTTCAAAAAGTATATAAAGATTCTTAAAAATCAAAAATGGACATTTATAAATGTCCAAAACCCAAAAAATTTTCAAATTATATTTTTCAAAAAAAGTGGAATTTAACTTTTTAATGCATAAGTTTTGGGGGGTCTTGGGCAACTTTGGAAGGTTACCAAGCAAGTTTATAAAAATGCTATAAATATTTTACATAATAGTAATAATGTTAAATATGTATAAGTATTTTTAATATTTGTACATATTAATAAATATAAAATGTATAAGATCAAGAAAGTCAATGAAATATTCTTTTTATATTCACTAAGAGCAAGTTTTTTATTATATATTATAGTTTTGCTAGGTGTTGGTGGTTTTGCACCACAATATTTAGAACACTTGAAGTCGTTTTTGCGTATATATATAGGTTCTTTGTTGGTTATATATTATAATCCTATTACGTATAGTGAACGCAAATTTGGAGAATTTGACAGACAATTGGTATTTTCTTCGGGTGTATTTTTATTGTTATCAAGTACAATAATAGGTTCTATTGAAAGTTATTTACAAAGCAATGCTAAATATATTATAAGCAATACTATAAATGAATTAATTGCTAATGTAACTAAGTAGTTTTACAACAAATATATTTAATAAAACTTAATTGTTTAAATTATGTTTTTCTATTTTTCTTAGTAAATTTTCGCGGTTTAGAATTAAAAAATGCCTCTATTTTTTTTATTAAAACATTACCAAAAACTTGTTCAATATTATATTCTACTTTTGATTTATTTAAATACTCTAGTTTATAATTTTGTGTATTGTTAGCAATATAATTAATAAAATCTTTTTTTGATTTAGCACTAGGAAAATAAGAATAATATTTATCATAAGTTTTAGATGCCATAGTTATAAAATTAATATTATGGTTATATGGTTTCAAGTTTATATATAACACATTTTCATTATACATTTCGTTATGATTCTGATCATCTAAAAAGCATATTTGACTATTTGATGGTAATTTTGTACAATTTATTAAATCTTTCATGGACTTTCCGTGTGAGGTCCTACAAACTTCAATAATTTGTCCATTTACTTTAAATGCTCCAATTATTCTATCAAATAAGTGATATTTTAATTTATGATGAAAATAATTTTGAATCATAGTTGCCCACGATTTTGGACCATTATTATTAGTATATATCATGACATAATTACATAATCCTTTTTCCTTTTTTTGCTTAATATTTTTCAGTATATTTAATATGTTAGGACGCAAAAATTTAGGAAAAGTATCTAATAGTTCAAAAAATAACATTTCATTGTTATTATTAATATATTTTGTAAATAATGACCAAAATACATATAATTGAGAAAAATGACCAAGAGTTTCATCTAAATCAAACACCATTACATAATTAACACTATTTGGAATAGCGCTTTCTATTAACATAGCACTTGTGTAATTCTAATATAACATTATAAAATAATTTTGCCACATAAAATATATTAATAGTTACATTAGAGTTTATAGTATAAATAATAGTTGATAATAGTATATATTTAATAGTTTCCAGTATAAATTATATATGCTAAAAATAGACCGAAGAAATTCTTGGCAAAAAGGTCTAATATATTATATAGTATATTTTTGACATAATAAGGTAAGGCAGCAACAAATCCATATAAAGACCAAAAAATAAGAAAATAGAAGAAAAATATATAACCACTATTAGTTTTTTTAACAAAATTGCTATAAATCATAGCATAATATATGGCAAAAGGTATAAATCCAAGAATTATAGAATATAGCACCGGAAGAACTTTAATTTCTCCCAAATACCCAAAAAGCAACATTGCCCAATTTAAAAGCAATATTGGTATAATAACATTTGAGTTAGTAGTTAAAATAGAATATAAAGTTAGACCTTGCGTTTGATTTGTTTCTTTAGCATTAATAAATATTAAATAGGAAATTAATGTAATAAGCATAGTAGGAGTTGTAATCATCCAATCAAAATATCTTATAGGCGTTATGTTAGTAAGTTTTAAAACATTAAATGCTAACCATATGTAAAATACTCCTTCAATTAATTGAACAAATAATTCTAAGAAAAATAAGTCTTTTATTAAACGATATACAACAGGAATTTCTGTAAAAATACCTTGAATACTTATTAAAAATGTAAATATTTGTATTGCTATAGAAATTATAAATGTATAATTTAGTATTTTTTTTGCATTCATAGTAATTATATATATATTTTTATAAAAATATATATGTAAGTTTTATAAAAAATATATATATAATCTTATAAAAAATATATGTATAATCTTATAAAAAATATATGTAAATTATAATATATAATAATTTATGAATTTAACAAAAGAGGATTATATTAATATTTTAAATTATTATAATATTAAAATAAATTCAAACACCTCTCTAAGTTCTATCAAAAAAATGGCTGAAAAAATAATAGCAAAGAAATTATGCAGTTGTATAAAAAAAGTTCCCAATCCAGGTAACAAAGAAAGTCGTGCCATTGGAATATGTAATCATAGTGTATTACAACGTAAGCATTTAAAAATAAATGGATTTTCGTGTAAAAAAAAAATGATGTTAAAAACAAGCAAAACAAATAAAAATAAATTGACTAAAACGTTAAATGGCAAATTACTTTTAAATAAAAAACAAACACTAAAGCAAAAAATTAATATTAAAGCACTACACTAAGCACCAGACAAAACAAATAAGCATTTAATGTCCTCATAGAGGACACTCTCTATAAGACGATTCATAATAACCATTTAAAAGGCGCACCTGTCTCTCCACTAATGGTCCATACCAATTTCTTGCACAATCATACCAAGTTGATGGTTGTGTAGTGTTAAAGGTTACAACTACTTGCTGCATTCCATAACAATAATTTCCGTAATGTTGCGCAACATTTTTATTGTTTCCTACTAAAACATGTCTTTTAAAACATTCACAACAATAAGGAGAGCGAAACCAGAATTTTTTCTTATTAATTACCATTAAATTTGTATTTTGTGCATCTTGTTTCCTGTGTAAATAACCAAGTCCATCGTGAGCCTCCCATATATATTCACACGCATTATGAGTTTCTTCTTTACAATGCACATTTACACATCTTGCCATATACTTACGATTAGGATTATATTTCTGTAACTCATATGGATTAAATCTGCTAAACAACATAGCAAACATCTCCTTTGTTAAGGCAAATTTTGAAATCAACTTAGACAACGATTTACAAGTAATGTTTAGACCAATTAAATATTCGTAATTGCCTAATTGTTTAATAATGAATAAAATAATGTCGCTTGGCAAGTCGCAGATATTGCTTACATTCATCATTTTTAAAGATTTGTTTGTTTTGCTTTTTTGATACTATAAATAAGTACTAAAAAAGTAATCAATTTTTTTATAAGACATACAACTACTGACCAAGCATTTTAATTTGAAACTTGGTTAGTGGTTGCACGGTGCCTGACCCATAATAAGATGTTGAAGATGGGTATGGAGCACTATTAAAAATCACGTGCACATTTTGTTGTCGTCTGTCATAAGAAGTCCAATAGCGATGCGAGGCATTCTTATTGTTTCCCACCAAAACATATTTCTTGAAGCACTCGCAACAATAATGAGACCGAAAACTATATTCTTTTCCAGTAACCCACATTGTTGTTTCATTCAACGCTGGTTGCCGCTCAGTGTGTTTGTATGCTTTTGAGCGAGCCTCCCATATGTGTACTACTGCCATTTCTGTTTCCTTGAGACAGTTAGGATTTATACAGTATATACGCTTGGTTGAAACGAACTTCTTAAAAAACTCTTGCAACCTCTCTTTAGCTACCGAAAATGAAACATGGTCGCTTGAATTAATGCTAGACATAGTTGTTTTTTAGAACTATAAATAAATACCAAAAAACGTAATCAATTTTTTTTATCAACTATAATTTTAAGAAAAAAAAAACACAACACAAGACAACTTAAACACAAATTAAACAAAGACTAATCAAACTTACCATTGAGAGCATTTACTTGCCACTTGGTCAATGGTTCCTTTGTTCCTGTTTGGTAATGTATCCACGTTGAATGTGTTGGTTCCGCATTGAAGGTCACATCCACTTGCTTGTCGCCGTTGCTACAATAGTTTCCATAGTGCCGTGACACGTTTGGATTTGACCCAACTAGAATATACTTCACAAAGCACTCAGCACAATAATGATGCTTGACTGGATACTCTTTTCCATTGACAAACATGGTCGTTGACTGCATGGGTTTTTGAATGCGATGATAGTACCGAATGTACCCATAATTCCATACATACTCACACACCGCTTCAGTATCATGGTAGCAGTTTGCGTTTACACAGTCACTCATCACATACTGGTTCTCAAAACGCTTGTCAACATAACGTTCAGTAAACACTCCATACAATGTTGCCACCATCTGCCCAGCAATGTAAAACTGGCTCACACATTTGCTAAACAACACACACGTCTCCTTGAAACTCACGAGATAGTCTTTGTTTCCAAGGCGGTCAACAATGAGGGCAATGAGCTCGCTTGGCAAGTCGCAAATGTTTAGAGCACAAATGTTGAGCTCGCAAGCTTGGCACATCATCATTGGTTTTCGCTCTTTGCTTGTTGCTTGTTGCTTGTTGCTTTTTTGTCCAGACTATAAATAAATACAAAAAAAAGTATTCAATTTTTTAAATCTATAACAAACACATATACAAATTATAGTCATTCTTCAAACATCATCACTTGCCATTCAAATAATGGTTCTTTTTCTAGTGTTCTTTGATTGGTCCATGTTGAAGGAGTAGGTTTATTATTATAAGATATGTTTACTTGCATGTTATATTTATAATAATCTCCATAGTGTTGTGATACATTTTTTCTATCACCTATTAAAACATGTTTTTTTAAGCACTCACAGCAATAATGAGACTTAAAATTATATGGTTTTCCGTTAACAACTATTTCTGTTGCGTTTAACGCAAATTGTGTATGATGTGTATAATTTCCTTGACCATAATTCCATATATATTCAACAATACTTTTACTATCATCACTACAATTAGGATTCATACACCAACTCTGTCTTCCTTTTAAAAGAATAGTATATAGTCCATACTTTCTTGATACTATTTGTCTAGCAATGTAAAATTGACTGATAGATTTGCTAAACAACATACATGTCTTCTTCAAGTTTACAAGATAGTCTTTATCTTCAATATTGTCTACAATCATAAATATGAGTTCGCTTGGTAAGTCGCAAATATTTAACGCACAAACTTCGCACATCATCATTGCTTTTTGCTTGCCGCCTGTCGCCTGTCGTTTTTTGTATAGACTATAAATATATAGTAAAAAAAATAAATTAATAAAGTATTCAATTTTTTTTATCAAGACACATAAACTATTTAGTTGTATGCCAAGACATTTTCTTGATACTCGGTTAGCACATGATCTTCCCCAGTAACACAATTGAACCATGTAGAAGGCCAAGGTTCATTATGAAAGTACACTTCTACCTGTTGAACTCCATCACAATAATTCCCATAGTGTTGCGAAGCATTCTTGTTTTCACCTACCAAAACATGTTTCTTGAAGCACTCGCAACAATAATGAGACCTTATCCAATGTGGCTTTCTATTTACCCAAGCAGTTGTAATGTTCAACGCTGCCTGCCTATCAATATGTTCATATGCCTGTGAGTGAGCCTCCCATATATGTAACACGGCAGCCTCTGTATCCTTCACACAATCAGGATTAATACAATAATCTCTCTTAGATGGAACAAACTTCTCAAAAAACTCCTTCAACAGCCCTCTGGCAACTGAAAATGAAACGTGATCTCTTGACATAATTATTGCTTTTGCTTTTTTGTCCAGACTATAAACAAATATAAAAAATAAATAATCAATTTTTTATAAACATCTCTTAGATAAATATATACTTACATTTTGCGTAACTTATATTTACTTCATCTATATAGTCATAATTGTGCTTAACATTTTTTAAATCTCCTATTAAAACAAATTTTTTTAAGCATTCACCACAATAATGTGTATTAAGACAATACTTTTTATCATTAATTAAAAGTATTGTTTTTTTTAAGGCAAATTGCTTAATATGAACATAACTATCATAACCATTGCGATAATGATTTTTAAATACTTCATTGGTATCACGAGCACAATTAATATTAACACAAAATGTTCTTGGGGAAAAGTGACTAAGTCTAGATGATAACAAAAGTTTGGTAATTGACAACTTTGAAACACTATTATAGTTACTTAAACAAGTTCTCTTAAGCATAGCAAGATAATAATAATGTTTTACATGACTTATAATAATTCCAATAACATCATCATTTAAGTCGCAAAAAGTGATGCCCATTATATAATAGGCGTTTCGTATAAATAGTTTGTATATTTATATAGATTATATAATAATCGATAAAAAAACAATCAATTTTTTTAATGTATACTATGTTGTTTTACTTTAATATATTATATTAACTTGTTCAGAGTTTTGATAGTTTTCTATTACATTTGAGTTAGAACCAACTAGCACAAATTTTTTTAAGCACTCACAACAATAATGAGAATATATATTATAATATTTTGCGTTAACTATGATAGTTGTAGCATTCAACGCATATTGTCTATAATGTAAATAACGTGTATAATAATAATTATGAATAAATGTAAAAACATCATAAGTGTCTTCATAACATTCGGGATTTATACATAATTCACGATAACTAAACAAACCCAGTTTAGTAGTCAACATTAGTTTAGCAATAGCAAAAACACTAATTGTTTTATACATTGATTTACAAGTTGTTTTAAGTGTACTAAGAAATTTATAGTCTTTAAAAAGATAGTCAACTATAAGTCTATTAACATCATTGGGTAATTCATATATGTCTAAATAAGTACAAGGTTCGTATATCATTTATAAACAATATTATTGAGTACATAGAAAAAATAATAAACGTTAACTTATCAATTTTTTATACAACTATTAAGTTTGTTTATGTAAATAGTCTACTGCTTTTAAAATTATTTCTTCTTCGCTATTTAATTTTTGAAATATTATATTTTCGTTTAAATATAATGTAATAAAATTATGATTATAGCCTTTTAATACCAATGCTAGTCCTTTGTCGTGTATTTTAATATCACATAATAGAGCTCCATTGGTTATTTTAATAGAATCTATTTTGTTCAAATTTATCCATCTTAAATTTCTCCCGTACTTTAAATCTTTTATATTCTCTATATACATATAACCATTTAGTTTTTTATGATAACTTTTTAAATCTTCGCGATTTAATCCGAGTTCTTGTAAGATTTCATTTTTCTTTTGTTTTATTTCTTGAATATTTGTATTTATAATATTTAAATTATCATCGTTTTCAAGTGCTTGTTGTAATAACTCAATATTCATAAACTATATATAAAATATTTATAATTTTATATTTTATAAATTTATATTTTATAAATTTATATTTTATAAATTTATATTTTATAAATTTATAATTTATAATTTATAATTTATATATAAATATAATTACTATAAATGAAAATAACATTCAAAAATAATAATGTATATTATTATCATTATAAATTGTTTCGTGGCGAATTAAGTTGGGTTTTAGTTCCTATTGTTTCTTTATTAATATTTTATTTTAATAATTATATTAAATATGTAAGTTTAATTTTCTTATTAATTGGAATAGTTGGAATAATTGATACTTATTATAAAATATTAGAACAAAAGTTAATAGGCATTTTTATTTTAATAATAATAATGCATCTTGTTGGTTTTTATCCATTATTAAATGTAGAAAAATACTTTGAATACAATAATATTATATATTTATTTGGTTTATTAGCATTAGCAATAACATATTTTTTACCATATTGGCCTTATAGTGTATCAAGAAACATTGTAATAACAATAATATTATTATTATTCTCAGGTTATACATTATATCATAGTGTATTGAAAAAATAAAAATAATGTATATACATATTATATATACAAATATATAAAAATAATAAAAAATATATAAAAATAATATATAATTATTTTATATATATTATGTTTATAGAATTCAAACATTTGAGAGATTCAAATATGAATTATTTTGAACATATGTTCATTTCTTTAAATTATTCTTTTATATTATTTATTTCTTGTATTAAATCATTAATTCATTCATTTATTCCTGATTTATTTGTAAGATCCACTACCGAATGTATAATAGAAATTAATAATAAATTAGAAAGACATAATATGAAAAGATTATAAAAAAATTGACTTATAAATAATTATTTAACATTAGTATAAGAAGACTATAAATATGATGGTAGATCAAGAATTAATTAGTTCAATAAAAAAAACTATTAAAACTATTGTTATGAATAGTGAAAATATTACAAGCTATTTAGATTTATATAATTATCCTAGTGATTGTTATGAAACTATGGATGAATATATTTTAGATAAGTATAATTATGAATTATTTGGGAAAAATGTGTACTGGAAAGAATTTGAAACTATTGGACTTAAAGAAATTCATAATTTTATACCTGCTATTATAAACATATCACATCGCTATAGTAATTATTATGAAGTTATTAGTTGGATTCAAAATGGAGAATATTATAAATTAATGAGTTTATATGCTTTAAGCACGTCATATAATATTATAAAAACAAATATTACAACTATTAAAATGACTTGGTTTGACAATGACGCAACAAATCTTGGTGATGCAAAATAATATATACTATTATAACTTGTAATTTTTTATAATAATAAAATTTATATTAACATATATTAACATATATTAATATATATAAATACATATGGTAAAAAAAACACTTAAACGTAAAAAAACGGGTAAAAAAAATAATAATACAAAACATATTAATAAAATCAAAAAACGTCAAGGACGAGGCATTAATTATAATTTACAAAAACAATTAATTAAATTATGCTATATGAAACGCTGGAATAGCTATGATGATTTAGTTCAAACTATTATAAGTAATGATGACTATTTAACAGACTTTTTTGAGTCTTTATCTAATTATAAAGGTCGTAATTGGGAATGTTTAGAAAGATGCTATGAAGAAATTCTCCCTCATGCTTTTGATAATGCTGCTGCTAATAATTTTACTTATTATTCGGGTCATGATATTAAACAATTATTAGTTACTTTATCTGACTATCCAACTATGCAAGAAAAATTAGTTTATATTATTAAAGATAATATAGATGTTCGTGAAAAGTTGTTTTATCATTTAAATAATAATATTCATAACTTTAGTCGAAATACTTTAAAAAAATTACAAACACCAATTTCACAATTACAAGAATTGGCAGTACAAGATGCTTGGAAATATCAATCTTATATAAATACAAATCTTCAGCGTCGTAATGGTGTAAGTAATACTCCAATAAATCGGTTTAGTGCTCAAGGATATAGAACCCAATCGCGTTATTATTAATATTTAAATAATGCTAACTAATGCTAACTAATGCTAACTAATGTTAACTAATGCTAAATTATTTATAAAAAAATTGATTTATATTTTTATAAATTATTTAACACTCATAATGATGACTACTGCAGTAATTCTGATGAGTTTAGTAACCACTAATAGCAATGCTATGTCAAATATATTTGCTTTAAATTATTTAAAAACACAAGAAAAAAATAAAATTAAGTATATTAAAAATAAGCAATATGAAAATAGACGTAATTTAATGATTAATAATAAAAGCAATAGACATTATTTTAATAATTTTAATATTGCCAAAGACTACAAGCGTTAAATATATTTATAAAAAATAGAATTGATTTATTTAAATATAAATAATAAATATTTTTTATAAGAATCAAATTATTACGCAAATTGTTTAAATAAATTTATATAGTATTTATAATATAAAATGACAACAACAAATGATTTATATAATGTAAGTTTACATAATTTTGAGTCACATAATACTATAAATGATTCAATAGCAAATAGAAATTTTCCATCAAATAATTTAGGAATGAATTTTTCGTTTAGACCAGTAAATACAAAATATACATTAATGCCTACTTATAATCACCTTGTTGAATCATCAGTTCCTATAAATAATAGTGAAGTATATGATGTAAATAGCACATTTTTTCCAGGAACTAGAAAACCACATTTTTTTGGTTTTGCAACAAATGTTGATAAAGAATCTACTTTAAGAAACCAATTTTTTGCTTTACAAAAAGCAGACCAAGTAGCGTATCTTCCAAATACTTCTAGCAATTTATATGAAAATAATATTAATTTTACAACACATAATGCTAATTTAGACGCACATTTATTATTTAAACAAGAAAGCTTTAATGATTTTAATCCAAATATATCAAGTTCAATTGGAAATGAAATATTTTATAACTCAACACGAGTTCAATTAAAAGATTTAAAATAAAATTTATTATAATACATAATTATGAAACAAAATAATAAAAATAATAAAATTAAAAAGTCAAAACAAATGAATGTAGTAAGTATTGATTTAGAGCAAAAAGAACCCAAAGAAGTTACAGAAGTTAAAGAAGTTAAAGAAGTTAAAGAAGTTAAAGAACCCAAAGAAGTTAAAGAAGTTAAAGAACCCAAAGAAGTTAAACCGATTGAATCATTTATAAACAATATAGACTTGTTATATTTAACAAATCAAGTTCAATATGCTAAAACAAATAAATTAGAAAATTTACTAAGCAATAATAGTTTATTAAAAGAAATTTTTGATAATTTAGAAGACAACATTAAAGTATATAAAGAACAAATCTTAAAATACAATACTTCTACTTTAGAAAAATTATTGGCTACTAATAGTGATGCCAATAACAATAGTAATACTAATATAAATGAAAAATATAAAATGTATTATTTATTATATGTGTTAAACTTAATACTACATTTAAAAGAAAAAAGAATGAAAAATATAATAAAAGATGAACTAAAAGATTATTCAAATAGTAGTATAAGTAACCAAAATATTGGTGATTTTAATATAAATGCTGAAACTATTAATTGTATGTGTCCCCAAAATGATACTTCAAAAAAAATACAAAATTTAGATTTATTTGTTGTTAGAAAATCAAACAAATATAATAGAAAAATACTTCCACAAAAAAGGGAATAATTTTTTTATAATTATATATTAATTAATAAAGCATTAATTAATATGATTAATGTGAAAAATAATATATATAAAAATTTTACAAAAACAAGAAAATTATTACCAAAATCATTTAAAAAATCACCATTTAAAATGCGTTTACATAGACAAAAGCACAGAACAACTCGTAAATATAATAAACAATATAATAAACAATTTAACAAACTTAAATGTTCGCCATATCAAAACAAAAATATAGACAATGAATTAAAAGATTATACTTGCTATTCGCGAAGCAATTTACAATTATTTAAAAATGTATGGAATGCTAACAGCAGTGATAAAATAGTGACAAATAATAGTAGAGAAATATGGGAATACTTTAAAAATAAATTAAACAAACAATGTTATGATGAATTATGCTGGTTAAAAAATACTCCATTAAGCAAAGTTAATAACAGTGAATTATTAATAAAGGAAATATTTAAACCTTTTTCTCCCGAATCATGGTCAACTAAACCAAATACTTGGCTATCCAGTGTTGATATAATAAAAATAATGAAACAATATGAAAAATCACATAGCTATTTCAAGTTTATTGGACCATCGCCAATAGATTTTGACTCTAAAGAGTTGTTTTCAACTTGTGTGTGGGAGCAATTATGTAATTTCAATTTAGAGGAACACATTAAAAATAAGATTACTAAAATAGGCATAATATTTAATACTGATCCGCACAATAAACCAGGGCAACATTGGATTTCACTATTTTTAGATTTAAATAAAAAATTTATTTTTTACTTTGATAGTAATGGAACTAAAACACCAAAGCAAATTCAAGTTTTAATTGACAGAATAGTAAATCAAGCACATAATTTAAATATTAAATTAATTGCCGATAATAATGAAGGATTCACGCATCAATTTAGTGATGGACAATGCGGTATGTACTCATTATATTTTATAATAGAATTATTACAAGAAAATAAAACGTATAATTATTTTAAAACTATACGTATTAAAGATGAAACTATGAGAGAATATAGGAAAAAATATTATAATGATGCACATATAAAAATGAATCCATTATTTGCTAATTAATGTTTAATCTTTCGATTGCTCTTGCTCTTGCTTTTATATAAGTTTTTAAACATAATATTTTATAAAATATTATAATATAAAGTATAATACTTATAATACTTTATATTATGACCACTCTAAAAATTAACTACAAAAGTAATTCATCTGAATTATGTGAAATTGGTAAAAAATATGATACTGACAAATCATCACAAAGAAATAATGTAAGTGATTCTAGACATTGCTATCCATATACATTATTTTATGACTCTATGTTTAAAAAAAAAAAAGATGAAAACTTAAAAATAGCAGAACTAGGTATATTATATGGTGGTTCATTACTTATGTGGAAAGAATACTTTACAAATTCACAAATATACGGATTTGATTGTAACAATGATTTAATAAATGATTTTGAACAAAATTTTAATAATGACAGAATTACTCTTTCTAATATAGATGTAACTAATAAAAATAGTATTATAAATGCTTTTAGCGAATTAAATGAATTGTATGATATAATTATTGAAGATAGTACACATGTATTTGAGGATCAAATACGAGTTATTGAAAATGTTTATGAATATTTAAAACCAGGAGGAGTATTGATTATTGAAGATATATTTAAATCATATAATGAAAATGATTATATAAATCGTTTAGCACCTATATTGCAACATTTTCAAGACTATTTTTTTATAGAATTTGACCATAACAATAGAAACTCAACTGGTTTGAATAATGATAAATTATTTATATTAATAAAAGGAGGAAATGAACCAATTTTTAAAAATACAAATAAATTAACAATTATAACACCATCATATAGAGTTCATCTTTTAAAAGAAATTGAAAAAAATATGAATTTTGAATATATAGATGAGTGGATTATTGTATATGATGGCAGTAAAATAACTGATAATCCAAAAATATTTGAAAACCAAGGAAATAATAAAATCAAAGAATATATACATACAGATTTGACTGGTGTAGGCGGAAATCCACAAAGAAATTATGGATTAAATAGAATTGCGAATCCAAATGCTTTAGTACATTTTTTAGATGATGATAATATAGTACATCCAAATATGTATAATTTAATGAAAATTATTGATAATAGTAAATTATATACATTTAATCAACCTAATAGAGTATATGGTTATGGTGATGATGTACGTATTTGGCGTATTGATACTGCTATGTATATAATACCTTATAAAATATATACAAATGAAAGATGGATAACAGATATGTTGGATGCGGATGGACGCTATATTGTTGAGTGTTATAATAAAAATAAAGATATACATATATTTGTTGACAATGATTTATGTTATTATAATAAATTACGACCAGAAAACTAATGTATAATAATTAAGGCTTAACTTATTGTTGTTTTTGCTCTTGCTCTTGTTCTTCGTGTTCAGCAATTAAATATGGACTAACCCTAGAAATTTTAGTATTATTTGTCTTAGTTAAATCTAATTTAATTAATATATAATGACCACAATTGTCTTCATTTGCTAAATCTATTTTCTTGTTTAGTTTAATAGCACATCGCTCTTGACTCCATCGCCCAAGAGGCCCCACTTTATTTAAAAATAACATATTAAATAGCGTCTTGCTATATAAAAACTTGGTTGCTTTTGTAAAAGGCATTATGCTTATAATTATACTAACTTTGTTTATAGTATAATTATAAATCAATTTTTTTCATAATAAAATACTATGTATAATTAAAATTGAATATAGTATAAATATTACTATAATAATAGTATTAACCTATATAATCAATTATGACAACAACAAAAAAAGTGCTTACTGAAGATTTGGGTAAAATATTTGAAATGGCGTTATGTTTATATTATGACACACCTTATGACGGAAATTACAAATATAGTTTAGACGAGGCACATTCTCTCAAAAATAAACTCAGTAATCTAAAAAACGTGTTTCCTTATGCTATTAAACACTGTGCTAGTCGCGGAAGCAAATATGATTTTGAATGTGTAGATGACTCTACAATCCATTTAAGTGCTAAAACAACTAAAAAAGATGGCAAAGTCTGTCCACAAGTTATAGGGCAACCCTCGCGCAAGAAGTTTTGTGAATTTTTTGAAATTGATCCAACTACTAGTTTAGAGCAAATAAAATTTTATATTATAAATAATATTGCTAATTTATTACAACACTATAGTGTGCATACTTTTGATTGCCCAATACTCTATTATAATAAACATAAAAATTTATTGGCATTTATAGTTTTAAAAGAGCATATAAATTGGTCAAATTATGCTATTAAATTTAGTCATAATGTAAAAAATAAATTATGGAATGAAAGTTCGTCTATTAGCATAGACGGAATAACTATTGGTGAATTTCAAGTTCATAATAAACGTGATTGTATTAAATTTCGTTGGTGTTTTGAAAAATTGCTTACGCTGTTTCAAGAGCATTTTATTATTAACAATTTGTAAGTAAATTATAATTATAATTATAAAAGTGGTACTATTTTATCATAATATGTTTTATTAAGTTCACATCCTTTAAAACTGCGTTTAGTGTTTTTACACGCAAGGGCTGTAGTTCCTGACCCCAAAAATGTATCTAATACTATATCGCCTTCATTCGAATGTTTTTTAATGAGTTCTTCAAATAGTGCCAAACTTTTTTGTGTAGGATGAAATCTATTTTTTCCGCCTTGTAATGGATAATAATATATTCCGTTGTCATACGCACTATTAAATGTTGGACAACCATCTTTAACACCTAATAACGCAATCTCTCTACCATTTGTTAAATAATTTACTTTACTATTTCTTGGTTGTGGATTTGTTTTAATCCATTCAATAAATCTAATTTGTTTAAAATTATATTTTTCTAGTAAATCTTTTAGGTTTGTGATTTTCCATAAGTCAAAGAACATTATTAAAGTTCCTCCTTTTTTTAATACTTTATAATAATGTTCAATGAATTTTTCTAAAATAGTCAAAGTAAAATCACTATCCCAATTTCCATAATCGGTTTTAACACAATATTTTTTTCCATATAGCGAACCATATTTTATATAATTGTTTTTTTGTGAATCATCTTCAATATTATTTTGTTCTTTATAGTTAATCCATTGTTCTTCTGACTTAACTTCATTAATATTGTTTTCTTCATTGTATTTAACATTATTGTAATGCTTATCTAGTCCACTTGTTTTAGATATAATATATGGTGGGTCTGTTAATATTAAATCAATAGAGTTGGGGTCTAATGTTTTTAAGTATTCTAGTCCGCACATATTTTCAATAGTTATGCTAGGATTATTAATGGTCGTACTAAGAATATTATTATTGCTAACGGATGCTTCGCTAACTGATGCTTCACTATTTTCATTAGACAAACTTTCAATTAATTTAACTAAATCATCTTTACTTTTAGATTTACATTTTTTAATTCCAAGTTCTTCGCATTTTATTAGAAGTTCTGATTTAGTTAATTTTGATAACTCCATATTATTATACTATAAACAAAGTTAGTATAATAATAAATCAATTTTTAAATAAATATTTTGATTATAATTTAATGTCTACGACTACGTCTTGCTGTTCTTTTGCCGCGACCGCGTCTCTTTTTTGAACCTTTACTTCTTCTAGCTTTAGTTTTAAATCCTTTGCCAAATATTCTTTCACTCCATGACTGACTAGTAGTGCTGGCTTGACTATACGGGTTTACTGTGTGGCGAATGGTTTCTTTGCTTTTTTCACGCTTAGGTGTGTCATCACCTGAACTCGAGCTTGAACGCGAAAGACGCTCTGCCTCTGCTGCCGCTTGTTTTCTCCTACATGCGTTTCGTCTACCTTTATAACATGGCGCGCGCCATTCTGATTCTGATTTTGACATTTGTTTATATATTAAAACAATATAAAAATAAAAATGAAAAATCACTAAATATAAAAGTATTATGTTTGTTAATTATATATTAGGTTATATGAATATTTATTCTAAAAAGTTTTAAGCAGACTCGCGTTCTATTATACATAAACAAATATTTAAATAAAAAATTCTAAATATTTGTTTATATTATAGATAAGTTATCTTGGAAAGGTTTTGGAAAGGTTCTTCCACTCCGCTACCGCTTTTTCTGCTGTCTCCCTCGCAGTCGCCGCCTTGTACGCCGCCCTCACCTCCGCCGACGCCGCCAGCGCCTCCATCCTCGCCGCCTCCTCCTCTTCCGCCGTCGCCCTCTCCGCCCATTGGCGCCCTCCCCTCTCTGCCTTCGCCCTCGCCGCCGCCACCCTCGCCCTCGCCGCCGCCGCCGTCGCCGCCGCCCTTGCCTCCCACGCCAAGTCCACAGCCACGACCGCCGCCACCCTCGCCCTCATTAACGCCACCACCCTCTCCGCCTCCGCCCTCGCCTCCTCCTCTTCCGCCGTCGCCTCCTTCGCATCTCTCATCGCATCCCATGCCATCTTCATCGCATACCATGCCGCATCCACCGCTGCCGTCTCCTTAGCATCCCGCAGCGCATCCCACGCCATATCCTCCGCCCTCATCGCTTCTGCCAACGCCGTCTCCACACTCACCGCTCTTGCTGACAATGGAGTCCTGCGAATACTAATTCTTGAAGCACCAATTCCTCGTCCTTTTCTTTTTGAATATAATTTACTTATTATTTTAGCTAAAGTAGTGCGTTTTCTATTTTTTTTAGTTTTCCGCATATATAATAAACAAATATTTTATATTAGTTTATATTATACTATATAAAATATTAAATATGGATTTTTATACTCGCTTGTTTTGGATGTTTTTCTTAGTCTTTGTTATTTTATCTGGTTATTTACTTTGCTGTACCAAGAAAACTGATATATTTTATTTTCAAATAGCTTCTGGTCTAGGAATGTTTGTTACAAGCAAAATTGGAAGAAGTTTTTTAGGAATAAGTAAAAAGTAGATTACTATATATATAATTATAATTCTTTAATAATATTATAAAGTTATAATATTATGGGATTTATAAAAAACAAAAATTTTAATATATTATTTATAGTAGTCGTGTTTATTCTTATGCTTTTAAATTTTAATACTTTTAATAGGTATATAAATGCATATATAAATGGCGAACCTCCACCAAAGAGACTAATTCGAAGAACATTGGATAATTATTTTGAAAAATAATAACTAATCAATAGTAAATAGTAAATAGTAAAAATAATATTATATTAATTAAATTTTTATATATTTAGAATAATTTTTATATATTTAGAATAATTTATATATATTTATATATATATATAAATGAGCGGTCATAGCGACGTGATGCCCAGTTGGGACCGACCGCCGGATCCCATTCCAATAAGCGAGGCACAAAAAAAATTATTAGACGATGAACTTGATAAATATATGGGAAGGGGTCGTGTGAAACGCTTTAGAAAATCAAGACGTGTTAGTAATAGAAGACGTAGAAACAAATCTATTCGAAGACGTAGAAACAAATCTATTCGAAGACGTAAAAATTAAATATATAACATAATATAGTATATTTTTATAAACAATAAAAATATACTTTAGAAATAATATTATTTTGAAAAATAATTACGTATATGATTGGTTCCATAATTTATCTAATTTCCAAATAGGAGTGCGTTTATTTAGTGCCCATCTTGAAAAACGATTAACATAATGGCGACAATCGTTAATACCCAGTATATATTTTTTTTGTAGAGTTTTTTCAAATTCAACAACTTCATCTAATGTTTTGCTAGTTTCACCCCAATATATAGTTTTATTAGCCAAAGTTTCTGGAATATAAAATTTGTATATTTTATCAATTAATCTTACTTCATTATTTATAACGCCAGTACTAGAAACACCAATATTATTAATTGTTTTATATTCGCATTTTGTTGGGTCACAAAATGGTCTGTAATCATATCTTAAAATAGTATCTTCATTTTTAAAACTAATTCCAATATGATATAAATTTAATTCATTGTTAAATTTTTCTAAATGTAAATGAACTTGTGTTTTAGGGTTATATGTTGGAATAATATACGAAAAGATTGTTTGAATAAGTAATAATAAAGCAAACATACTTAACTAATATATGATAATATAAAAAATTGATTTATAATATAAATATAAAATATGTTTATATTTTTATGTTTATATATTAAACATGCAAAATTGTTTAATATGTTTAGAAGAGTCTAATAATTTAAACGCAATAACTCATTGTGGAGTTTATTATGTTCATAGTAAATGTTATAGTCAATGGTTAATGAAAAATAATACATGTATTGTATGTAGGAAGTCTTTAATGCAAGAACCAAATAATACATCTGAAGTAACTAGTCAAGAAACTACATTAACATCTATAAGATTTGCTGTAGCTAATATTATAATTATTACATCGCTATTAACACTGACAATATTAACATTATATATTTTTGTAACTTGTGATTTAGAAAAGGCATATTGTAAATTATTTTAATTATTTAAAGTTAAAATAATTATTTTAGGTTTAAATTAAGTTAAAACTAATGTGCTTAAATACTATAAGATTGTATTTATGTCTAATATATTAGTGAGCGAACAAAATAAAGAACTTTTATGGAATATATTGTCTAGCAATAAAGCATTTGTTAATATTCCAGAGTCAAAGTTTCCAAATGTAAAAGCGATTTTTGAAAGTAATATAACTAAAATATTTAACGAAAACAAAGAAATTTTTACTTCTAATTATAAAACTGGTGATTCTAAAAATATTGTTATGCAATTAAATAAAATTATTTTACAAAATATTATGCTAGATATTAATAGTTTTAAAAAGTCATTATTAGTTCCAGCACATATAAAAGATATTTACAAAAATGAGAAATCAGAAGAATTTGACAAAGAGTTGCTTGAAAAGAAGGTATCTTTTAGTAATTTAATTACTAAAAAAGTTCCCGAAACAATTGATTTTAGTGAAACAAAAGATACTCCATTAGAAAACAATAGTATGAATGAACTACTTGAGAGAATACAAAGAGAAAGAAATAATGATGTGCCTATTACTAGCATTAATGTTTTAAATATAAATTCAAATGAAAATCAAAATCTAAATCAATTAGAAGTAGTAGATTTAAATAAATTTGATACATTTTTGCCGTTATTTAATGAAGAAAATATAAATATGTTAGAAAAAGAAACTACTACTAATAAAACTAAAATATTAAATATGGAAGATTTAATAAATAGTTTCTCAAGTACAGCAACGGCAACTACAACAGAAAATACAAGAGAACTTAGTAGAGAAAATAGTAATCTTAAAAAATTTGTAGCTAATGAAAATAATAGTGAACTCAATTTAAATCTAAATATTAAGTTAGATTTTTTAAATAAACAAATGGAAAAAGTTTTGTACAATCAAAAATTAATAATGGCCAAATTAAGTATATAAACAATAAAAATAGAATAAAATAAAAATAGAATAAAATAAAAATAGAATAAAAATAAAGTTATAGTATATATGCCCAGTGCCAAGCGAGTTAAACGAACTATTAAAACACTTAAAAAAAGAATTCATAAATATGTATGTAAAAATATAGATATATGTTGTGAAGAAGATATAGATAGAAACTTCGCAATAGAACAAATTTTTACACTTTATAATATTATTCCTAATGAAATGTATGATGCTCATCCAGATGAACCTTTAGGTTTTATAAATAATGACTTATCTAAATTTATAGGTTATACTATTACAATGGAAAAAAACAATGATAAAGAAGGTATAAAATTACAAAATACATTAGACAATGCAATGTATAAAAATAAAAAACTAGATAAAACTAAAATAACAGAACTTTTACATAATGTTCCACTATATTATTTATTATCTTTAATTGGTTATGCTCATTATAGATTAGCTGAAGTTCAAAGAGTAAATAAACTATATCCTAGAGAATAAAAAATAACTAATAAATTAAAACAAATTATAACAAATTATAAAATTTTAATAAAAATTTAAATTTTATAATTTTCCTTTCAATCAAAAAAAATCTATATTTTTTGGAATCTATGGGTTCCATCATCAAGTTTTACTAATTTACCTAAAAGCAACAATTCTTCTTTCAAATAACTATCATAATCAAATAATTCTTTTGTAACTTTATTATAGGCATATTTGTTACCATTTATTACTAGTTCATTTAATTTTAATAGCTCTGTTTTCTTATTTAATTTCATGCCCTCATCTTTATCTTGGTTGGCTATATTTGGAGTATATATATATTTATTTTCACTTGGATTGCCTATTACAAAACATTTAACATCTTTTTCTTTACTTGATGACCTAGTATGAATACTACAATCTATTGCTGACTCTTTAACGCCTTGTAAAAGTGAAGCATTTATTTCCTCTTTAATGCTAGATATTTCATATAAATATTCGTCACTTGTTAATACCTTCTTTTTATCTTTTTTCGAAATATCTTTTACTCGTAATTCAATAGATAAATCACTTGACAATTGTGCTTCGCTAAAAACCATTAAATATAAAAACACATTTACTGTTTGCAGTTCTTTAGGTAAATCACTATGACTGCAAATACGTCGCGCACGACCAATAACTTGATGAATTCTTACAGGATGCCAATAGGGTTCTGTAATGTGGACATAGCGAACATTTTTTAAACTAATGCCTTCGGCACCTGATGAAGTAATCATCAATACTTTAATAATTTGACCATAAAAATTATCTGGTGCTAATGTTTGAATTGTTTTTACTATTGATGAAGGAACTAATTTCCAATTACTATTTAATACATTTTTAATGATTTCACGCTCTTCGGGAGTTTCTGACCCAGTATATGCCGCATACATTGGTTTTCCCATATTTTCTTCGCCTACATTTAGCATATATTCTCCTTTTTCGTTTTTCTTTAATTTAAATTCTACAAAATTATTTTGCTTTAAAACTAATTTAAAAATACCTATGCCCTCTAATGTTTTAAATTGTGAATATAATAAATGAATACCTTTATGGTCGTCGTCTATAATATTTTCCAATATATGTAAAAATTTAGGACTGCAACGCTGTAATCCTTCTTTTGATAAATATTTGTGTGAATATTTTTCCAATTCTTTTAATGCCTCACTAATGCGTTTACTATAACTGCCATCATTTACTTTTGGATTTGCTAAATCTTTTTCTAACTCTTTTATATCGTCAGCATCATATTTGCCATCTATATTTTCCAATTTTTCCGCAACACTTAAGTCATCTAATAATTCTTCTGATATATTTTTACTAATATTGTCACCAATGCCTTCGTCACTAATATTTTCTAAAGTGGCTTCTATTGTTGCTTCCTCATTAGGCATAGGTCGTTTTATGTCTGGTTTAGGAAATACAAAATTACAAAACGCACGAGAAAATATGCGATATGTTGATGTGCTGTCGCTATATAATTCGTCTCCTTGTGCTCCCCCCTTTGTTTTCTTGGATTTTTTCTTTTTATTTGCTTCTTCTAATTTGCGTTCTTGAATACGCGCTTCTTCATAAACACCAAATTGGAAATCGCTCATAGGGACTTTAATTATTTTAAAATCGTTAGGATCACTATGGTCGTAACTAGGCATTAATTGTTCTTGGGCACTTCTAAAATAAGAGGTTAGTCCAATTATACGCATTTTAAACATAAATGGATTATTGATAGTATTATTTGGATTAATAAAGAGTGCTTTAAAATCATCAAAATTGTCTGGAAGTGCTTTAAAACTATTAATATTTATTTTTTTATTTGCTATTTTGAGAGATTGCCCTTCAAATGCTGACATTATTTTTTCTAAAAATTCGTCGCTTGTTAAAACATCGCTTGTGTAAACCAATTTGTTTTTATCTGTGGCCGACTTAACATACCCAAAAGGATTTTGAGTAATAGTTACTTCATAACTTACAGAATTATATTCAATAGAGTCAATGAAGTTTAAAATGTTGGCTTTGTAAAATAGTTCTTCTAATTTTTCCTTAGTCATAGTAGTTTTATCTAATAATAATTTAAAATTGTAACTTCTTAGTGAACCTCGTAATATATTAAATAAAATGGCAATTTCATTTGGATAATTAATAATTGGTGTACCTGTTAGTAATATAATTTTACAATTTTCGGCATCCATCAAATAATTATATAATTTCATTGATAATGATGTTTTTCGAGTCAATTTATTAACTATTCGACTAATAAAATTATGTGCTTCATCTATTATTATTACTTTATTAGAAAAAGGATTGATTGTGCCTCCATTTGTCATACCATTTAAATGTGAACTACGAAGACCATTATAACTTATAAATTGGTACTTATAATTAATCATTTTGTCTAATTGAGCATTAATCTTTTTTTGGTCTTCAAAATCAAGAGAATCATAATTTGGTTCTTTTTTTACATTGACAAACCAAGCACCGCCATTACTAGCAATATATTCTTGCGGTAATTTTAATAGTGTGCTTAAATATTCTACATATTGAGGATGTGTTTTTGTATTAATAAACTCCCAATATTGATTTTTTTTGTATAAATAGTCACCGCATTTTTTTAGTTCTTCTACGTAGTTATCTCTCAAAGATGCAGGTGTCATAATAAGAATTTTCTTGTCATTTTTAATGCCTTCGGCAATAGCAATAGAAGAGCAAGTTTTACCGGAACCTAAACCATGATATAACAATAATCCTCTATAAGGTGTATAAATATTTATATAATCTCTCACAATTTTTTGATGAGTTAAGAGAGAAAAGTTATTGCTTTCACTTGCCGAGCAACTAATGGATGTTTTGCCTAGTTCCATTTCTTTTTCTTCTTTTAATAATTGTTGCTTATAGGGTTCAAATAAAGAATTAATAAAACTAATGAAAATCTCTCTATTGTATAAATAATAATTGGGTGCTTTTATTAAAACATTGGGTTCTAACTTGGGAATTCTATTTATATATAAGGTTCTGCCAATCCGAAGATCTTTTGGAATTACTAAGGTTTCATCTATTGTTTCACCTTTTAGTTTTTTGGACTTAGATTTTGTCGGTTCTGGATTACTTGGCTCTGGTTTAGGTGTTAATCGTTCTTTGGAAGGAAGTTCAACATTTGCTTTTTTCATAGTTTCATCGTTTGGTTCTTTTATAATTATTTTTTCTATTGTTTTCATTATTTGTGTTAAAGTATTTTCAGGACCCAATGTTTTTTTTGATTTTATAGATTTGGTTCCTTGTTTAGGTTCTTGTAAAATAGAATCTTTAATGGAAGGTGAAGGTTTGGCAAAAGTTGTTTTTTTCATTTTTTCATAATCTTTTTGTACAACTCCTAAATTTTCTTGGAGTTCATTAAAAAATTGCTCCCTATTTATTAGTTGTTCGCTGGTTTTATCAATAATATTGGGAGCAACACCTTCACTGGGTATTTGTATTAACACTTGAAATTGTTGCGGTTTTTTTGGTATAGGTTTTATTTTTAATTGTTCCAGAGTTTCATTTATCATTATTATATATAATTAAATAATATATAATAATAAGAAGAAGTATTTTTAATATTTTACTTAATGTTTAATGTTTAATGTTTAATGTTTAATGTTTAATGTTTAATGTTTAATGTTTAATGTTTAATAATATTAGTTATTAATCTTCTACATGTAAATTGTTAAGTAAATATTTTATTTATATTAGTTTCTAGATTCACAATAGTGTTTGCAATTTGTTTATGGAATTCTATATCGAAATTTTTATTGTTATTTACTTCTACAGCAGAATTCCAACTATGTATTAAACATACACCATAACTATTTGTATATTTTGAATAATTTCTTAGTTTATTATTACCCAACAAACTTGCTACTATACTAAAAGTACTATATTTTACACCTTGTAAAATTTCTTTACATTTTGATAAACAAAACATATCTAAAACGCTATTATAATTACAATAATTATCTTTATTATCATAATCAACATTTAGTATTTTTATTTGCTTATTATTATTATTTGAAATATTATTTATATGATTTATTATTTCAAGTTTCCAATTATTATCTTCACTAGCAATAAAAAATATAGGTTCTTCTTCATCCATAATTATATTTTTAACATCCTCTAATAATTTATCTATAATTATTATGAATTCATTTGTTAAATTTTCATGCCTAATATCACCATAGTCATTAACTTTATCAGTTTTTCTCAGATGAATCCCATACGCTTTTTCTATATTATTCGGTATTTTTTGTAATATAATTTCAGAAGGTTGTATTATTTTTTTTGAATATTCAACAAAATCATTAGATATTTGTTCAAATGTTATTTCATTTAAAAAAGGTTTAATAAATTCATAAAGTTTATATGGAGAAATCGAACCTGATGCATTATGAGAAATTACATAAAAATTATGTTTATCATCAGTAATTGTTATTTCATTAAAATTAAATAATCTCATATCATAATTAGTATTGCCCCAAGGTTTATATATAATCTTATCAAATGTTACATTTGGTTTATAATTAAGATATTTACACAATATAAAAAATCCTGTCAAATCTAATAATTTATCACCTAATCCGCTATGTAATACAATACTAGCATTATTATTTTCCATTTATATATAGTATTGGTATTTAGCTATTTTTAAATTAAAAAATAGCTAAATAATATTTAAATATGCGTGTAAAATATAATAAAGTTGTAATATAAAAAATATTATGCTAACAAAAAAATACTTTGAAATAGTACATCATTTAATGATTATAATAGTACCAATAATATTTATAATATTACCATTAATATACATTAAATATATAGCATGGATACCATTAGCATTAGTTATTACTTGGGTAATTTTTAATGGTTGTATAATAAATACATTACACGATAATAAAGCTAATATTAATACTAATCAAACAGATAATGTAACCCCCATTTTAAAATTATTTAGTAAAACATTAGCCAATTATATAAACAAAAAATATTTACAAAATACAAATAGAATAACTTATATTAGTTCTGTTTATTTTATACTACTTGTAACAATTGTATGTTATAGATTAATTTATAATATTGATTTTATTAAATTACAAAGCAAACAGGTTTAGTAATTCGTCACCAATATATATCCAAAGATATTAGTAAAAATATTGTTAAATTTATAATATTATATTATAAAGACGACACTATTTTTCAATTAATTTAATGGCTTGATCACACGCAATTTGCTCGGCCTTTTTCTTAATCTTATGCTCTGCTTTTGTTAAAAACACTAATAATTTGTCTTGTTTTTCTAGTAATTCATGAATTGCTTTAAATGAACCTAATTTGTCAAAGTTAACAGCATTACTAATTTTGGCATTATGAATATTTTGTCCAAAGCAAATATAAAGTCCCATTACATATAATTTATCATTATCATCATCGTCATCAAGTCTAGGACTTCTTAACTCTACATAATCAGGAGTAATTTTGAACTCTTTTTGAATAATTACTTGAAGTTTATTTTTATAATTATCATCATTATTAATTAAATTAGTCCAATCTACATGCTTTTCAAATACATTTTCTACAAAAATTTGTGCCATTTGTAGTCCGGGACCACAATTAAATACATTTTCAAACCATCCATATTCATCTTTAATAGAAATACGATTAAAATCTAAGAAAATAGCACCAATAAATGCTTCAAATAAGCAACCTAATTTTTTTAAATTATTGCGAATATTCTTATCTTCAGCATGTCTAGAAATAATAAAATATTTATTTAACCCCATTTCAAGTGCTAATTTTCCAATATGCTCATTTTTAACTAAAGCAATCTTTTTTTCAGTCATAAATCCTTCCTCGGCTTTAGGAAAACGTTTATATAAATAATATTTAGTAATAAGTTCCAAAACTCCATCACCAAGAAATTCTAGACGCTCATTTGATTTGGTTTTAAGTGGTAAACAATTTTCTGGTTTATCGGAAATAACAATATTGGCAATAGAATTTTCTAATTTAGGACGTTTTGTATAAGATTTATGAATAAATGCTCGCTTATATAATTCAATATTAAATGGTTTAGTAAAAATTCCGTATTTTGATAATAATTCTTGAACATTGGCAACACTAATTTCATTATTATTGCTATTATATGGATTAAAAATTAATTCTTCATTATCTAATTTTAAATGGTTAAAGCTTGTTTGTAACTCATTGTCAGAATTAGATTCTTCATCGCTATTAATATCTTTTAAACAATTATTATTATTTAATTTGACTTCACCACAAATCATATTACTTTAAATAATATAATTATAAATTAATATATTTAAGACAATTTTAATTTTTATTATTTTTTTATAATTTATTATTTTTTTACAATTTATTTAATTAATTTTTATATTTTGCAAAATAAAATATAATAATATAGTATTATAAAAGATGCCTGGCAAGAAAATTTCAAAATTTGGTAGTAATCTATATACAAACAGCACAAATGTCTTCGGTTCAATGGCAGGTTTAAATTCGACCGTTGGTGTAAGACCAAATGTTACAGGAATAGTTGGATACAAATATAATAATTTACCCAAAAATTATGATTTTAATGCTTGCGGAAGAAATAGAAGTTATAACGACAATAAAGTTTGTGCACTATCTTTAGGTAAAAAAGCAACAACTTTATATGATCCAGTTCGCAACAGAAATATACTAGGTTAATAAATTATTAGATTAATAAGTTACCAATAAATTACTATTATTAAAGTATAAATAATACTAATTTAAATAATTTTTAATATACATTAATTAGTATAATAATTATGCAATTATTAATAGATTTACGAGAACCTAAAACATTAGTAGATTATATTATTTCTTTAAATGAAACATCGAGTACTAAAATTACAATTGTTCAAAAAAATTTAACTATTGGTGATTATGTTTTTTATGATGAAGTAAATACTAAAGAACTATTAATTATTGAGAGAAAGTCTCTCTCTGACTTAGAAGCATCTATTAAAGATGGACGTTATAGTGAGCAATCATTTAGATTAAATGAATGTAGTTTACATAATCACAATATAATTTATTTATTAGAAGGAGCAATAATTAAATATAATCCAAAATTTAGGAGTACATTATATTCATCATTGTTTTCTCTCAATTATTATAAAGGGTTTTCGGTTATTAATGTTTTAAATCAAACAGAAACGGGGGATATATTAATGGCTTTTGCTTCTAAGTTATTAAGAGAAAATAAACCAGGATTTTATAATGATTTAAGTAATAATGGCGAAAATAATAACATAAATTATATTAGCACACTTAAGACAACAAAAAAATCACATATAAATAGTAGTAATATATTTCAACTTATGTTAATGCAAATACCTGATATAAGTAGCGTTTCCGCATTAGCCTTAGCAAATGAATTTAAAAATATGGAAAATTTATTAAATGCTCTTAAAAGTAGTAATCTGGATAAGTTAGAAAATATAAAACTGGCAAGCGGGCGTAAAATAAATAAAAAAATAATTGCTTCATTAAAAGAAAATTTAGTTTAAATATTATTAAATTATATTATTACATATTATTACATATTATTATAATAATATATAATAATATAATAATATAATATATAATATATTATAAGCATATGCCTAGTAAAGAAGAAATAGAATCTTCTAGAATACCTACTAGCTTATTTTTATTAAGTACTATTTTATTAAGAGCAACAACTAGAACTAGTTTAGAAGATAAAGATGAAAGAGAAGAACATAGAGAAGATAAAGATGAAGGAGATGAGCATGGTGAAGAAGGAGATGAGCATGGTGAAGAAGGAGATGAGCATGGTGAAGAAGGAGATGAGCATGGTGAAGAAGGAGATGAGCATGGCGAAGAAGGAGATAAAGATGAAGATGAAGGACATGAGCATGGTGAAGAAAAGAAGGATGATGAAGAAAAGAAGGATGATGAAGAAGATGGAGATAGAGAAGAAGTAGAAGCAGTAGAAAAAAGAGACAGAGAAGAAGGAAAACATGGAGAAGCAGTAGAAAAAGGAGAACATAGAGAAGAAGGAGAACTACATAGAGAAGGAGATAGAAAAAGTGTAAAACCACCATTTGTAAAAGCTCGCTCAGCACCGGGATTACTACCAGGGTTACTAGCACTAGCTGAAGCACCAGCACCAGCTGAAATACCAGTACCAGCTGAAGCACCAGAACTACTAGCACCAGCTGAAGCACCAGCCGAAGCACCAAGAATACCAATACTAGCACCAGCACCAGTACCAGCCGAAGCACCAAGATTACTACCACCATCAAGACGAGTAACACGTTCAGCAACATTAGCAGCGGCAGCGGCAGCACCAGCACCAGCAGCAACGGCAGGATTATTACCAGCAGCAACAGCAGGATTATTACCAGCAGCAACACCAGCACCAGCAGCAGCAGGATTATTACCAGCAGCAGCAGCAGGATTATTACCAGCAGCAGCAAGAAAATTCTCACCATTAAAACCCCTACTAACACCAATTCGTGAAGGAAGCATAGAAAGCATAAGTGAAGAAAGAGAATTAGAAGAATTATTACGTAATTTAGACGAAAAATTTTTAAATAATTTAGAAATTTTAAAAATATTACAAGATATAGATACTATTATTGATACTGAAGATTTTTCAAGCTTAGATAAAATAAATGAGACTTTACAACCCTATGGAATAACTATAACACCTGAAAATATTAGTATAAATATATAGTATAAATATATAGTATAAATATAACACAAGAAAAATAATTAAATATATATTATTGCCAACATAATATTATATATTTATAATATGAGTAAAAGTTATAATAAAACAAAATCATTAAAACTTCTTAGTAATCAAACAAAGAAAAATAAATTGTTAGTAAATAGTTATGTTAAAAAAATGTTTAATTTTTATAAACATATATTACAACTATTAGAAAAAGAACCACACATAGCACAAATTTTTAGTATAAAAAAAAATAGTACTATGCGTAATTTTTTAGTATATATATATGCACAATTTATTGAGGTTAATAAATTTATAAATACTTTAAATATAATAAAGTCACGAACAGAAACAAGTAATGTGATCACAAAAATAAGCAATGTAATAGAAGAACATTTAAGTAAAAGTATATATATAGATAGTTCAATAATAACTTATATTAGCAATAATTTGAATAATTGTAAAATTATTAGTTATGAAAATATTATACATAATAAAAAATTTGTTTTAGATTTTATTGTTTATGATAAAATTAATATAAATAATTTGGATAACATTGTAAAAAATATGTTAATTTTTTTACAAATATTAATAAAAATATCTAAAAATTTGAATAATGAAACAAATAAATGTTCAAAAGATGGAATTAGTATTACTTTTTTTTTAACACCTTTTTTAAAGAAATTAAATATTAGTAAAACTGAATCCGAAGCCAAAGAAATATTAGGGGCAAAAAATGTAAATAGTGGTTTTAATTATACTTGTTTAAATAGTGGTTTAATATTTATTTATAGAAAAGAAGACTTTTTCAAAGTGTTTGTTCACGAATCGGTTCATGGTTATGGAATAGATAAAGCACTTCATTTTAATTTTGCTAAAAATGAACACTATAATAAATTTATAAATATTTTTGCTTTTGCTAATAAACCTATGACTAATGTTGGTATAAATGAATCAGTAACAGAATTTTGGACATCACTATTATATTTATGTATTAATAGTTATCAAGATTCTAAAAACTTGTCTAGTTTTATTTATAATTTTGAGAGATTATACAAATTTGAATTAGTTCATGCTTTATATCAAATAAGTAAAATTCTTCATTACAATAATTTAACATATAATAGTTTTATTAATAACTCAAATTCAAACTATAGAGAAAATAGTCATATTTTTTCTTATTTTATAGTCAAAACAATGATGTTGCTAAATCATGAGCATATGTTAAATTCTCAATTATTTGATTTAAATAATTTACAACTTATTAAAACCAATGTACTTACTAATAATAATAATAATAGTAATAATAATAATAATAATAATAATAATAATATTACTAATAATAATATTAATATTAAATTAAAGTCAGATGTTATAAGTATTAATAAATTATTTACTAATTTATATGACTATGCGAAAGATCCGTACTTTGTTAAAATAATGAATATTATTGAAATAGAACATATGAAACATTATAATAAATATATGAGCAGTTATGGTATTATTAAAACGCATAAGCAAACTAAAAATAACAATAAAAATAAGAATTTAACAATGCGTAAAATTACAACACATAAACATAAAAGCAAAACTAACAATACATTACATATGCTAACTAATTTAAAAATGATGATTTATGATTATAATATATAATAAAAATATAAAAATAAAAATAAACTAATAATAATAAACTAATAATAATATATGAATAATATTAATAATATTAATAATTTAAATATTGATAATATGAATATAAACATTATTAAAAAGAAAAAATGTAACAATGAAACCGAATTAGTAGTTAAAAATAATATTTTAGAATATTATTTTAATTCGCCTATTAAAAGTAAAAAAGCGTTTATAAAAATAGTTGATGAAGATTTCAATGTACCCAATTATAAAGATTATAACAATTTATTAACAACAAATTATAGTGTTTCACAATTAAAGTTAATAGCAAAATACTATAAATTGAAAACTACTGGAAACAAAGAATATTTAAAAAAACGTCTATATAATTATTTATATTTTAGCCATAATATAATAAATATTCAAAAAATTGTGCGTTGTAATTTAACAAAAAAATATATTAAATTACATGGTCCTGGGTTTCATAATAAAACACTATGTTCTAATGATGTAGATTTTTGCACATTAGACAATTTAAATAATATTCCATATAATCAATTTATTAGTTTCAAAGATGATAATGCACACATATATGGTTTTGATGTATTATCTCTCTATAATTTGTTTATGAAAGTTACAAAAAATAATAAAACTAGAATGGCAAATGAATTAAATAGTAGTAATTTATTAAATGTGCAAAATCCTTTTACTAATATATATTTTTCATATAATGTTTTAAAGCAATTATTAGAATATATTCGACTAAGTAATTTATTAAAAATACATATTGATTTAAATTATGATGACTTAGCACATCTCTCAATAAATAAACAAGCAGAAATGAAAATTTTAACATTATTTCAAAGAATAGATAGTTTAGGAAATTATACAAATATTAAATGGTTTTTAGAACTTGATAAATATGGACTAATAAGATTTATAAGAGAATTAGTAGATATATGGAATTATAGAGCAAATTTAAGTCAAGAAACTAGAAGAGAAATTGTACCTCCACGTGGAAATCCTTTTTACGATGAACATATAAATGTAAATAATTTGCCACAATATAATTTTACACAAATTAGAAAATATAGTATTGCTATTATTGATTTAATGATAAATAAAGGAATCAATGAAAATTCTTGTTTGCTTGGAAGTTATTATGTATTATGTGCTTTAACAATGGTATCTAGTGATGCGGCTAGTACTTTGCCTTGGTTATATGAAGCAGTCAATGTATAAAAATTTTTTAATATAATTTTTTAATATAATTTTTTAATATAATTTTTTAATATAATTTTTTAATATAATTTTTTAAATAAATTATTTAAAAAAAAATAAAAAATTCGTTCATTTTTAACCCATTTTAGCATTTTAAAAATAATAATTTTTATAATATATATTTATTAATAAAACAACTTAAAAGAAATTTTTTATTATAGATTATAAAAAAATGCCCTCGAACAAGAAAAAATCCGAACAAACAACCACACCAGTTGAAGCATCGCCAGTAGTAGTTACTCCTGAACCAACCAAAAAATCAAAATCACCAAAACCAGTAATTGACCCAGTTGGCGAAGTCAAGACCGAAGAACCAAAACCAAAAGTCAGCAAGTCAACAAAAGTAAAGGCACAAGAAAGTGTTCAACCAGAAGTTCCAGTTGTAGCGTGTGAAATGGAAAATGTTGTTGTTGCCAGTGATGCTGTTGAATATTCTATTAGCACTGGATTTTCTGAATTTATTTCTAAATTTCAAACTATGCTAACTAGTTTCAATGCACTAAAAACTGAACTACGCAGTCTAGAAAAAATTACTGTAAAACAGTTAAAGGTTGCCGAAAAACTAAGCAACAAAAAACGTCGCAAGGGCAATCGTGCCCCAAGTGGTTTTGTTAAACCATCACTAATTAGCGATGAACTTGCTAAATTCTTAGACAAACCTTGTGGAACAGAAATGGCTCGTACTGACGTGACACGTGAAATCAATAAGTATATTCGTGCTAACAATCTTCAGGACAAAAGCAATGGACGCAAAATTAATCCAGACAAGCAACTAACTCAACTCCTAAAAATTGAAGATTCCGTAGATCTTACATATTTCAATCTTCAAAAATATATGGGACCCCATTTCCCTAAAGTAGTTAAAGTTGAACCGGCAGTAGCAGTTGCTTGAATGTAAAAATATAAAAATGTAAAAATGTAAAAATATAAAAATGTAAAAATGTAAAAATGTAAAAATGTAAAAATGTAAAAATAACTATAATTATTTTAATACTTAATAATGCGTTAAATATTAAAATATAAATAAAAAATTGAAAACAAAAATATTTTAGTTTTTATTTTAAATCAAGTTCTAATCACAAGTTCTAATCATGATTATTAATTTAGCAAAGAATGCGTTTATAATTATGATTGCTTATGTTTTAATTTTTAATATGTTCATTAGTATTAAATACGCTTTAGAGTATATGTTACTACCCAAAATAGTACCATTGATTTGGTTTCTAGTTGCTCTTCCTACACCATATTATGCAGCAATGTTAATAGCACCATTAATAAATTAATAAAAAGTATAATATAAAAATTTGTAAGTAAAAATATTTTTTTACATTTATTTTTTATACATAATAATTATGAGCAATAAATAAAAATAAAATAATAAAAATAAATGAAAAATAAATAAAAAAAAAAATTGATTTAAAAAAATAACAATATAATTATTAATATATTATAAACTTAATATGGCAACTATTGTATCTGGTGCTGCGTTCAATGCTTCCACTGATTTTGTGTATACGAAGCCCAAGTTAAATGCCAATAATGGCAAGTCTATTGGTATTCTTAACAAGCATAACATGAAGTCACTATATGTTAGTACACCTCTTATGTTAACATGGGGTGTTAATGAATATACAGATGACAAAACTGGAAAAAAGACATTTGATATGGCACTTCAATTTCCTAATCAGGAATATGATAATCCAGAATGTGGTGCGTTTCTTAAGAATATGCAAGAACTTGAAACTCGTATTAAGAGCGATGTAATTACTAATTGTAAAGAATGGCTAGGCAAGCCAAAAATGAGTTCAGATGCTGTTGACGCACTATGGAGTCCTATGCTAAAATATCCAAGGGATAAAGCAACCGAGGAACCTGATCATTCTCGTGCTCCATCATTAAAAGTTAAACTTCCTTATTGGGAAGGTGTATTTAAGGATGGTAATGATAGACTTGAAATTTATAGCGAATCTCAAGAGTTACTATTTCCAAATGATGATAATAATTCTATTACAGATTTTATTGTTAAGGGTTCAAGTGTAGCAACAATTATTAAATGCGGTGGTATTTGGGTTGCGAATGGAAAGTTTGGTGTTACATGGAAATTATTTCAAACAGTAGTTAAACCAAAGACTAGTCTAAGTGGAAAGTGTCATATTGTATTATCTGAAAAAGATAAGGAAAAGCTGGTTGCGCATGTAAATGATGATGATGATGATGAACCAGTAAAGATGGTTTCAAGTGTCACAGAAGTTCCTGACAGCGATGATGATGAAGTTGTACAAGAGAAAGTAAAGGAAGAGCTCAAGGAAGAAGTAAAGGAAGAAGTCAAGCAAGTAGATGTTGAAGATGCTCCAAAAAAGAAACGCATTGTAAAGAAGAAGTCTGACGAATAAAAAAGAAGTCAATTAAATAAAGAAGAATTTGATTAAATAAATAAAAATTAAAAATAACATAGCATAAGCATATTTTGTATATAATAAAAAATTCATATTTTTTTTATAAATTTTTTATTATTATTATTATTATTATTATTATTATTATTATTATTATTATTATTATTATTATTATTATTATTATTATTATTATTATTATTATTATTATTATTATTATTATTATTACTTATTATGATAAATAAATATGAAAAATTATGTCACTTTTACAACTATTATCTAAAATATTATTAGTATTTATTTTAGCTAATCCTTGATGTTTTATACTATAAATTTGGTATTTGCTAAATGTTAATTTGTTAATAAGTATATTAAAACTATGATCTTCAATATTAATAGTTATATTAGTATCACTATTTAATAAATCTATTATGTTATTAAATGTATTAGTATAAGTATAATGAATATTATTATCATTATCTAATAGTATATTACTATCTAATAAAGGGTCAATCTTTATAATATTATTTTCAAAATTTAATTCATTATGCCATAAAGGAATATAAATAATATCATCATTAATTGTTAGTTTATAAACATCACTATTAAGTAAATTAACAATATTAGGTGTTAAAATATAAATATTATATTTAGATAATTTCTCTTGTAATATTGTTTTAATAGTTGTTATAATAGTATGTGATAATGTATTATTTTCACAAACACACTCTTTTTTGTATTTTAACAAAAAAATATATAAATCTTCTAAAATAACTATAGAAAAATTATCAAGCAAATTTATTAAAATACTTTGAATGTGACTATTAGCATAATGTTTAATATTATTAATATTTTCTTCCAAATTAATAGAATCACTATTATTTGAGTAATATTTTGTAATAAAATTAATAAAATTTAAAATATAATAATTATAATTATAATCATTTGTATTATTATTTATATCATCAAAAGTACAATCATCTTTGTTAATATTTATTAATTCTTTTAAAGTATTATATGCTTCATTTATATTTTGAAAAACTAATGTTGCTTTTTCATTCTTAATATTTTTATCTGGATGATATATTAAGCATTGTATGTGATAATGTTTTTTTAATTCATTATGACTAATATTTTTAATATTATAAATACTATAATTTGTAATATTTAAAATCTCAATGGCTTCATTTATTTTCATGTATCAACTCTATTAAATATAATGTAAAACTTTCTAAATGAAAAATAGGTCTATAATTATTGTTATAATTTTTAAAAAAAACTAAACTATTATAAATTAAATCGCTTATTTTATTATTGGCTATTAATTCCTTTTGTATTAGTGTTTTTATTATATAATAAAAGCATTCATGACAATTTAAATGATATATTAATATATCATATAATAAAGTGCGAATATTTTTAATATTATAATTAATACTAGTTATAAGTTCTATGTATGTATCACATATAGATTTATAATGCTCAATAAATTGTAAATTATTTGAAATATCTAAATGACTAAAAATATTTGGGTTATTTACTTTATGACATATTTGTTTTATTAAATCAGTATTATTGGTATTATTTGTAGTTAAATATTTTAAAAATTGTTTGTTATTTTTATTACATAATCCCTGTATAGTTTTTTTGTTTAATTTTGAAAAATATAAAACTTTACACATATTTATTATTTTGTGTGGTATAAAACTTATACTTTCTGTTATAATAATATATTTAATAGTTAAAGATGAAAATAACTCTTTTTGCATATAATTATATAGTAAATCTAACAAATCATAATTAATTTTATCAAAATTACGAAAAACAATATATCCTTTTTTATTATATGATGAAGCAATAGAATTATATATAATAGTATATATATCATTCCAAGAAGATTTACTATTGTATATGAAATTTTCTACATCTATTTCATAATGTATATCACTAATTTTTATATAAAAATCTGTTTTTACTAAATTAATATGTAATTTTTTCTCATATTTTAAATTACTTGGACTAAAATGTTGTAAAAGTTTTAACGCATTTTTATATTTATATGAACACGAAGGTCCATAAAAAATATAATTAGTAAAATTGTCATTATTTATAGTATCACTATTTACGTTCTCATTATTTATAGTATCACTATTTACGTTGTCATTATTTACACTATTTACACTATTTACACTATTTACACTAGTTTTTAAAATTTGTAATAATTCTTTATTAAAATTATAGTCACTATTTTCATTTATAATTTCAATATAATTTTTTTTTAAATTCATAATTTTATAATATTTATTAATAATTATAATTAGTAATAATAGTTTTAAATATTTAAAAAAATATAATACATTTTAAATGAATTATTGTTAATATATAAAACTATAATTAGTATTTTTATTAAGTGTAGTAATTTTATAATATGATTTGTGAAAATTTAAAGACTATTGATTATAATGCTATAATAATTAATGAACCAATAAAAAATAGTGTGCTACAATACAATTATTTTTATAAATTACTATATTCTACAAATATAGTAGTATTAACTAGTATATTTATATTATTTGAATTAAATAATGTAATACTTGAAAATGATAAAGCACTATTTAATAAAAATACAACTAATGATAGTGTTTTTAACAAACTTAATCAATTAGAAGAATATTTATTAAATTTAATTAATAATTCAAAAACAAAATTATATAAATTTAAAGAATTACATGAAAACCAATATTTCAAATATTCATTATTTGACGATATTGAGAAATTTAATAATTATAAATATGTTAATACTTTAGATGAGAAAAATAACAAATTTATATTAAAAATATCTGGTATATGGGAATCAAAAGAAAATATAGGATTAACATTTAAAATTATTATTGCAAATAAATATATAAAATTTACTTGAGTTGAACTTCATCTGTTGAAAAAAATGCTAAACTAATATGAATCATTAATATAAATATAAAATTAATAACACACAATACATATGTTATGTTTTTAGATAATTCTATTTTATTAGCAATATCTGATCTTTTGTTGTCATTTAAAATATTATTAAATAAATATGTACTTATTAAAATTATTTGAACTATTATTAAAAATGATGACATAAATGAATATGTGTGATAATCGCGTGTAACTTTATCAGTATTTATTCTAGTAAAATATGAAAAATTTAAAAATATTGTATACATAATTACAAATAAAGTTAGAACAATAGGAAGTGTGTTTAAAAGTGAAATTCCTATAAAA